CTCATTGAGTTGAAGTTTGGCAGGATCAAAACCTAATGCTTGCAATTCAACATCAGCATTTAAGAATGCAGTTGATCTTGTTGCTCTGCTTGCTTTCCAACTTTCAAGTAATCTTGTAATTCGCTCTGGTGTTAAGTTTGTTCCATTTGATTTAAGAACCATTGTTGGAACTGGCTCTTTGGCATACATCTCAGCTGCTTTTTCTAATTCTTGTGCTGCTCTTATTGTGCGACCTGCGCGATTAAGCACACCTTCATCTAAACCATTAAATACAACTAAACTGCCAACACCACTTAAAGGTAATTCCTCACCATCAATTCTGTAAAACAAAATTTCTGTTTGATTGTAATTTAGTTGGTAAGTAATTCGATCTGGCGAAATTCTTGTCCATGCTCTTACTCTTGCGCCATCGCTGTCTGAGTAACTATCTAATACTTGACCATAAGCAAATCCTGTAAATAATAAATCCTCAGCGATCCATGCGTAACTTGCAGATCCTGGAATTCTTGGATCAGGTTGCATTAAAACTCTTGTTGGTCGAATGTGTTCTTTTGTAAAATGATTGTAAGTTTCAATTGGCAATGATCCAACTGTTGAGCAAATTATGTTTCTTGCTCTTGCAACTGCAGGAACAGACATTGCTTGCTCACGAGTTGCTGATTGTGTTCCAAAGAATATGCCGCCAACAGCAGCTTGTAAATTGTAAGGCGCATAAGATGCAGCCACATCGGTTGTTGCTGTAATTATTGGCTTTGTATTAAAACGATCAAATAATCCCATTAGCACATAATATACCATATAACCTAATTAACCGATTTGTATGTCTATTTCCGTTTCGGGTTGTGTCGCAAAATAAGTTACTAAAGCGGTTGCCACAGATGCACAAACTGCCACTCGACTTGCTCGCCTTCCAATAATCCAACTTCCATCACCATAAGGCAATTTTGCAGCTGACAAGGTTTGCTGTGTTAATTCCTCTTGTCCAGAATGCTGCAACCTGTGTGAATTGATTGCACCTAGCCATCGATCACAGCTCTCTGCATAAATAGCCCCATCCATGTCAGTTACTTGAATGCCGGCAGGAACTAGCCTTGATGCAACTGCCTGACTTGTCCTTTTGCTATAAGCCACAGTTTGAGTGTTGTATTTTCTGACATAAGGCGCAATATCGTTTGCAACCGCTAAATCATTTAGGCTGTAATCATTTGACCAAGTATGAAGCAATTGCACATAAAATCTTTCACCCGATAATCTTTGAGCGGCAACTAATGCGCCAAACTTTCTATCAGGCGACAAATCAAGTCCAAGCCAAGTAGGTTGCTCAGGATCAAGTGGTATTGGGTCTATTTGACACAAAGCCCATTTGTTAACGTCTATTGCAGCATTGATTGTATCTACCCATTGACAAAGCACTTCGGTTCGAACTATGTCGGGCGGATCATTTAAAACGGCTTTAAGATTATCAGGATGGATAGTTGCGCCAAGCGATGGGTTGGCTTGGGCAAATGCATCCCAATTTATTTCACCAGACGGAAGGAGTATTGGTGCATCAGGTTCTGCACTCCACTCAAACCAACCTATCGTATCGGAGGGGTTCGCAGCAGCTGCAAGTCCGCGTTCCCGAAGTTTATTCAAAATAACAGAATGCTGATCACCAGCATTTGAGTAAGTCCAAACCTGTGGGTTTTTACTGCTCATCATTGTGTAACGCATTGATGACCATGCATCCTCATCTTTGTATTCTCTCAACTCATCAAGATGAATTGTGGCTGGCGCTGAAATTCCGCGAGATGCATTGTTAGCAGCTTTAACTACGAACCTGCGACCACCCTTTAATTCCATTTCTTCTGCACCATGTTGCCATCTAATCTTTTTTATCTCACTTGCTAACTTGTCGTTGCCTTCAATAATTGTAACCATCTGTCTAAATGTTTCGAGCGAGGTAGTTAATCGGTGCGCGGAAGTCAATTGCAAGTTTTCGTTCCAGATGTACATTCCGGTCAAGATGCGTAACATCATAAATGTTGACTTTCCATTTTGACGAGCCAAACACAAATTATTAAGTTGAGAGTGCCATCGACCATCCTCTTTAACTTTATGACCATGAATAGCAACAAACTTTTGCCATTCCATCAAAGGTAAGCCAATCTCAGTTGCAAAATCGATCATTTCTTGACCTTTAGACGGCAAATCGTTCAAAGGTGAGTGAATTCGAGGAGTTGCCACACCCCCTATTGTCGATCCATCTTGATTAGTCATGATTGCTCCCGATTCAAGTTCATCTAAGGCGACTCTGTCAGTTCGTGGCTGATCGAGGCGTTTTGTGGGTTAGAAATAGAACGGGGGGTCGGTGGTGTTCTTGCGCTATCAAAAAACCGCCCACCCTTCGCATAATTACATCGTTTACAACTTGCAACTAAATTATCATCACTATCTAATCCACCTAACCTGCGTGGAATGACATGATCTACTGTATCTGCTTCTTGGGAACAATACTGGCATATGAACAGATCTCGCCTGAGTATGCGGCTGCGTATGCTTCGCCATTGTCTGGTTGATCCACTCGGTCTTAAAGCTGATTTACTCAATACCATCCCTTAATCTTATGATGAGCGAGCGCATTACATGGATTACTGTATCGCTTCTCAATGTACTTTAATTGCCAATCAATCTGTTTATATCCATCAACCTTACTTAACCATTTAGATCTACCTTGAGGAATACCATAATGACTACCATTCTTTGCTTTAGGGTTCCATCTACTTTCTTTGTAATTCAACTCATCTAAACAATAGAATTGATCTAAGTCATTAAGCTGTATAAAAGCCCATTGTCTGTAATGATTAGTAGTTTCTTGAGCAACGGAATCATTCTTTTGAAAGGCTATTGTCATGACTAAAGACAGAGATATCACCAAACCAAACCTTGCGATCTTTCTGCTTCGCAGATCGCCCTTTCGCTCTGAAAGCGAATTTGCGTTTAAGGGTAGCATACGACTCCAAATCCATTAACATAACAGCAGGTCAGACGGCAAGTCATTTACTATTGACCAATGAACATGTGTGACAAGGATGATCTACAAACTGCCATGAGCCACATTCATTACATCTAATAACAGGCTCTTGAGTGTCAGTAGCTTCTGCTAGATTCTTTGTTCCAATAGCACAACACTTAAGACATTGATAGACCCTAAAGCCATCAGCTGTGTCATAGCCATCCATCCAGACAAACTCTGAATTGGCAGAACAAAAGTTGCATCTAAACTTAACCATCTTTACAAGCCCAACCTGTTCCCTTAAAGATTGACGGAACTGCGGTATAGACACGCGTTAGTTCAAAGCCACATACTTGACAAAGAGGGATTTCGTGCTGCATCGGAAGATCCAATACAATACTCGTTCCCTCCCTATCACATATATAATCGTAATTAGGCATTATAAGGAATTCGGTTTATAGCGTGGCAGGAATAGCATCGAAGCAGATCGCCCTCATGAAGTAATCTGTCATCGTTGCAGTTATCGCACACAACTGTTGATGGTTCTACCTTAACTCCGTTATCTGTAAAAGTAGCAGTTAGACCAGAACCATCAATTATCTGTAATTCACCCATTTATTCACCTCCTTCAAAATACCATTTTCCATTAGCTGTAATCTTTGCCCACTTAGGTTCGCATTGTTTTGTTTTGCATACATAACCATAATATGGCTTACCTCCTTTAGATATACCTTGTTTCAAGATATGACCATGTTCGCAAGCAGGTGGTTCGTTAGGTGTTGCAGATGCAATTTGATCTACAACTTCGCTAACTGTCCATTGCGCAGGATCATTCTCTTTATTCTCAATTGCAAAACTTGCTCTAAGAGCATCTTCCACAGCTGCTGATTTAGTTCCTGGTGGTGAGTATCTGCGCTCTGCTAGTTTCTTCTCATATTGATTTGGCTCAGCATTATTTACCTTAGCCATTTCTTCTCTTGAAGCGCGTTTACCTTTAGCTGCGAAACCAGCATTTGCGAGCGCACGACCGATCGCTGAAGTTTCACAATTCTCCAATGCAGAAGTGCTATTAACACCTTTCTCTGTAATCGTTTCAAAAGCAAGACCAGTTGCACACGGCTTGGGATCTGCCTCCGTTTTGAATAGTTTACAAAATACAATGAATCGAGTGTTTGATGCCTCGATAAGTTCTGTTTCCACTCTGGAATCTGGGTATTGTCCATGCCATTTCTCCAATCTTGTTTCAACGGTTTCATAATCTTGTAAGTTAAACATTAGTCCTCCCAGTTTTCATCTTGGACTGCATCAAGCACAGTTTTATAGACAGATCCATAGGCAATGAAGTCTTTGATACTGTCGTAATGATTTGGGGTTTCACTAAGCCTAGAAACCTTGACCAACGCCATACATAATGCAGCTTGGTGTGGTGTGATTGGGAAATCAAGATAAGCAGACCATAAGCCTGCAATTCTTTTGTGGTTATAGTATGGATGTCCATAGACACTTCCGCGCTGTTGGATCGTAGTAATGACCTCATCAAACAGGGTTTCAGTTTTTGTCATAATCAAATACTTGATCTCGCTTGGCATCTGTAATCCTGCGGTGCATGTCATAGCCGTCTTTACGACCTTTCCAATATCCTGATTGGAATGCATTGTCTTTGATTGTTGAGTAAATACCCCAAGCTATAAAATAACCTAGCGTGCAATAAAGCACGATCCAAGGTGTTGTAGTTTCTATCATGTCGCTCCCTTACATATCCACAGCATCTCTGTGAATACATAAAGTATGACTTAAAGCAATGACCTTTGGTTAATTACTTTCGGCGTGTTTTATAACGATTAGATAACGCCAATATCCTCAAATTCATCGATATGGTCATCAATCGAACGATCCCTATAATCGGTCTCAAGCCCCATACGACTTTCCAAGAGCTGTGAAACTGCCATCTTTGTTAATGGGAATAAGAGTTGGGCTCATGTTTTTGCCATCCCAGTCCAAAATGACTACGCCCATCTGCCAGTTAGCGATCCCTTTTATGTAAGAGGCTTTGGCTTTGTTCATTAAGTTACCAGTTTCTATGCCGTAAATCGTCCTGTATTGCCCTCCTAAGCCCTCAGAAAAAGACGATAGGCCCAATTTATGGGTATGCCCACAAACTACGCTCTTACCCACCTTCTTGGCAAGATTTAGGGCAGTCAAGCCTGCGTTAGGGTTTGCATTACTTTCATCCCCATGCGCTAATATCCAATTTTTTTCGAACTCATAAAATGATTTGTGGAAGGTAATGCCTAAACTATCAAAGTCCATAAACTTGGCGTATTGCAACTCAGGAAGCGAAAGCATTCCCGGAACTTTTAAGAGAGTGTTATAAAGGCGATCAGTATGATTGCTGCGGACAATATGAGCCTCTTTAGCATTTTCAGTTAATGCCCAAAGGATCTCTTGAGTAGCTGTGCGATCTTCATCAAGGGTTTGCTGATAAGCCAAAGGTGTTTTCTCAGCCCATCGAGAAATGGTTTGAAAGTCAATCTCATCGCCAACACATAGAACGCTGTCAAACTTCTCACGGCGTGCAAGTTTAATAACATTCTTGACTGCTGCCTCATGATGGTATGGAATTTGAAGATCGCTGATAACTAAATATCGCTTAATCGTCATCCTCATCGTCAGTTGGATCTATGGAAGGAATAATTCCCCCATCACCTACGACCCAATCAGGAAAAGTCTTATGCTCTGTCATTAACCAGAATGCGTGCTCTGGTGTAAATCCTGCTTTACGAGCTGCTTTGTAACATTCGTGCAACGCAATGTAATGTGCATCAATCTTTGTTGGATCAGGAGTGTGGCGAACTACGCGCCTATTGATCTTTGTCCGTTTAGTGGTTTTGCGTGTGTTCGCCATAGGAAAATTATTGCTTACTAATTAGAACGAACAGATCATCAACACGCTTTTCAAGTCGAGAACTTTGTAATTCCAATCTGCAAACTGTGTCCTTAATTGATGAGCCACCATTGGGCTTAAGTTCTTGCAGGTAGGATTTAATAACCCAGCGTAGAACCAACAATATACTGCTTGCGATAGCGCATGCGCCAACGGCTAATCCAACCCATTCGTTCGGTGTCATTTCGCATTAACGCCGTAATCAGCTTCTTTGCCTGAACTTGGATCAATTGCTTTTGCAAGAGGTGCAATTAACGCACCTGCAAGGATTGCAAGTTCTGGTCGAATGTCTGCAACGATTGCTAATAGGACAGTAATACCAGAGGCTGCAACAGCTCTTAGATATGACTTGATTGCTGCTTTGTGTTTGTTAGTTAGTTTCATTTGTCTCCTCATCTGGGATGTCGATTTCCTCGACAATGTTGTTGTTTGGTTTTAGTTGGTCATAGCCGCCTAAGCCGTAAGTGATTAGTTTTGCCATTATGCAACCCTCACAAAAGTGAGAAACATTGTTGCGTTTGCACTGACTGTTCCAGCGTTAGCAAAGGCAGTTGTAGCGGTATATGTTTCTTGAAATCCTGCAATACCACTTGTAATAGGAGTAGTGGATAATGCACCACCAAATAAATTAATATTATTGTTGTTGTTGTTTCCAACACCATAGTAAGTATTTGTGCCTGCAGCAGTTATTGTATTATTGGCAAACCAATAAACACCAGCCGCTAATGTTTGGTTTATTGTTATTGAATAAGCCGTTGAAAGAGCGCTAGGTGCAACTGTTCCAGCGTCAAGGATTAAGGCTCCAGGCTTTCCATTTGTGTTAGCAAAAATACCTAAACGCACAGAGGCTGTTCCTGAAAAATTGCTTCCAGTAGCAATTGCAATTCTATCTAAGGTTACTGATTTAGAAAATTGAATTGCTGTATAATAAGTCCTATTTGCGGTTGAAGCACCAGTAAGAATTGTATTATTTGTGGGAGTTCTATAATACGACCCTGAAATTGGGTCAAGTAAAGCGTGTTGTGAATTAGCAAAATCATAAGCAGTTTTAACTGAGTTAGGCGTTGCAGCCGTTGTAGTGCTAGTGCTAGATACTGAATCGGTTAATTGCAATACTCCAACAGCATCAGTTGTGCCAGTAGATACTGATAAGTTTGCAGCTGATGAAGTGCCAGCATTTGTAATCGGGGCGTTGACTGTTACAACACCTGATGATCCAGTAGCACCAGTAGCACCAGTTGCGCCAGTTGCACCCGTAGCCCCTGATGGACCCTGCGTGCCTACTCCTGATACATTAACTGTGTTATTTACAGGCGTAACTGTTACGGAATTAACTACCTCAGTAACTGTTAAAGTATTGCTCATCTAGTTACCTCAGCAGAAACAATGACAGATCCTTGGATCAAGCGAGTAACAACATTTGAAGCTGATGTGATTTCTAAGTCATAAACATAGACTGCCGGAGTTAATGCAGCAGTTTGAGTTGATGTAATAGTAACTGTCAATAATCCTGTCGCAGCGGTGATGACAATTCCAGCACTAGATGTCAAACTTAAAACTGTGCTTGTGCTTTCATAACTGCTTCTGATTTGCATGGCAGCTGTGTAACCAGTTAGGTTAATTGCTGCTCCTGCGCTGTCTTTATATGTTAAGGCTAAACTATAAGTTGCGCCCTGATCTATTGAGATTTTATAGTTATCAGCCATTTGTTCCTCCTAGTAGTGGGATGTTAAAGAACTCGCCTGTTTGATTTGGTTTGAATGAAATATGGATATGTCGGTGATGTTGATTTATTCCACGATACTTGATGAACTTCCAAAATGATTTAGCACTAGCAATTTTGCCAGCGTGAATTATGTAAGAAATACGCTTATCTTTTTTTGCTGCCAATCGAATTTGATCTGCCAAAGCATGACTAATTCCTTGTTCGTTAGATAAGCCAGCGTCAATGTCGATTGCGCATACTTCACCTGATGGCAAGGGGTTATGATCGGATTTTCTATGTTGATGCTTACGATCACCGATCCAGCCATCGCTGAGCCTAGACCTGTCCAAGAAAGCATCATCCGTTTGCTCTCTTAACTGAATAGCAGCTTTAGATAACCAAGCCTTCATTAGCCAAGTAACAATGTAAGTTCATCGGCAGTTAAACCAAGACGATCTGCAATTGCTTGTTTGGCTGCTTGTTTTGTTTGGGCTTCGGCTTGTCTTGCTGCAACCTCTTTAGCAAATGCTTCCCGTTGTTTTTTCTCAGCAGCAGTTTCATCACGCTCAGTAATTGTTTCCTCACCAGTTATTGCGTTAAATTCTTTTTCTGTTATTTTTATG